GTCTAAACAAAAAGACCTTGAAACCGTACCACCTTCTCTAACAAAAATGGGTGGGAATACCGCTTTTGACTATGGGAACGGGTTAAAAGGGGTATATATTGTTAAGAAACAAATCACGGCAGAATATCGGAAAAAGTTATCAGGGTTCTTTAAAATGTACGGGTATAAAGTGAATGAGTTAAAAATGCCTAACTTTAAAACAAGACAACATTGGAATTATGTCCAAACGGTTGGGATGAATCTTACAGGGAATATCCCATCGGACGATATAACCACCTTAAAGAACATGTTTAACAATGGGGTCACGTTATGGCATGGTGACTGGATAGGTAACTATGACCTTGGAAACGGTGAGGTGTAATGGTTCAATACTATAATCCTGAGTCACGCTCATTGACATTGGCAGAAATGACTGTAAACAGTGAATATATTTTAGGTTATTTATTACCTAAAGGTTGGTCACGAAATGCCGTTTGTGGGATGCTTGGGAACATGCAAAGCGAATCAGCTATTAATCCAGCTAGATGGCAGTCTGACGATATAGGGAATATGCGTATGGGTTTCGGTTTGGTTCAATGGACACCAGCAACAAAATACATTGATTGGGCGAATTCAAACGGGTTACCGTATAGGGAAATGCCTTCCAACCTTGAAAGAATTGAATGGGAGGTTGCTAATAACCAGCAATGGATAAAAACAACTAAGTACCCGATTACCTTTCAAGAGTTCAAAGTGTCAACGGCAAGCCCCGAATATTTAGCACAAGCCTTTATTATCAATTATGAGCGTCCAGCGAACCAAGACCAACCCATTAGGAGTACGCAAGCTAAATATTGGTGGGATACCCTAAGCGGTACGGGAACAATCGACCCAGACCCCAACCCAGACCCAGACCCAACCCCCAGCAATAAAAAAATATACCATTTATGGTTATCTGGGGCATTAAAATGGTAGGAGTGATAAACATGAGTCAAAAGAAAAAATTACAATCATGGGAATCTCGAATATCAAATGTTGATACTTATGATATGTACTATGACAGGTTGAAAAACTATGCCCTTGCTATGTTCGAATGGGAGGGTTTACCCAAAGAGATTAATAAGAGATTTCTAGAATTGAAAATGTATGAGAATGGCAGCGTTGTATTTCACAAAGACCCCTCTATGGGGTACATGGTTTCTCCCGTTGTCGCTGGGGGTATGATAAATTATTATGAAGAACCAACCGACTATAAAGCCGTGTCAATTGGTTATAACCGTGACTTGTCACCTGACAACGGTGTGATAATCTGGAATAATTTTTCAAGAACAAGCATTATTCCGACTATCCGAGCGTATGCCTATCGGTTGTACCAAGTCGAAAAAACGATGGATGTTAACATCAATGCCCAAAAAACACCCGTGTTAATCTTAGCAGACGAAAACCAACGGTTAACAATGATGAATGCCTATATGCAATATGATGGGAATGAGCCTTTTATTTTCGGGAATAAAAAAGGTTTCGACAAAGAGAGCATCAGTGTTTTAACAACCGAAGCCCCTTTTGTATCTGATAAGTTAATGGCTTATAAACATAACTTGTGGAATGAAGCTATGACATTTCTGGGAGTGGGTAATGCTAAACAGGACAAAAAAGAGCGTTTAGTTTCGGCAGAGGTTGATGCAAATGACGAACAAATTGAGATGTCACGTTTTTACATGTTACAAGCCCGTCAATATGCTTGCGAACAAATTAATAGAATGTTCCCAGAATTAAATGTTTCGGTAGATTTCAGATTGAACAAAGAAAAAGACAACGATCCGAACGAAAATAAGGAGGGTAACGAAAATGAAGATTGATAGAATGGGGGCTTTAATTGTAATGTCACATCTAATCATTACACTTGCCATTTTAGGCATCTATGCCTATACGCTTTTTTCGGGGAAAGCCGACACAACATTACAAACAATTTTAACCGTCATTATTGGTTACTGGTTCGGTTCAATGGGGTCAACGGCTATTAGGGGTAAAGACAAAAAAGACAAGGGTGTGTAAGCATGGCAAAATACACAACACAAATTAGGAGCATAGTCGAGAGTGGTTACCCCATTTTCGACTTTGAGTACCCCATATTTGACCCAGCTTACAAAGGGGTTTTAGAAAAGAAAATATTGGATTGGTACTATTTTAGGGAAATTGGTTTTGAAACCGTTGGACAGTTTAAACATTTCTTGAAAGCTAAATTAAATATCATCATGCCCTATTACAATGAACATTATAAGGCGGTTGAGATATTCAAGACCTATGACCCTTACAAGAATAAGAATGTCACCATTAACGACAAACGGACAACCACCCAAGAGTCAACGGGAAAAAGTGACACAAATAGTTCGGGTACTGGTTCGGGAAAAAGCGTATTTTCAGATACCCCCCAAGCGAAATTACAGGGTCTTGACTATGCAACGAATATGACCGAAACGGACACAAACGATTCAACAACGGGAAGTGCCATTTCAACGGGTAATGCGTCAACTATCGATGAATACACCCAGACAATAGCGGGACACGATGGTATGAAATACCCCTCAGGAATATTGCAAGAAATACGAGAAACATTTTTAAACATTGACAAATTAATCATAGATGAGTTAAACGACTTGTTTATGAATATCTACTAGGAGGTTACAAGAATGGTCAAACCTATAGAGACATTAGAATATTGGACACAACATGTTTTACCCCAAGTGTATGATGAAAGTCTTTCATTTTCCGAATTAGTGGGTAAGGTGGTAGTAAAATTAAATGATTTAATTGAAACGTCTAATGTCTATTTCGGTCAAGAGTTAACAGACGTTGTTGATGGTATCATGGTAAAGTGGGAAGCAGACGGGAAATTGGGCGAACTGGTTAATGATGTGCTTTTTCAAACCAAGGCTGATAAAAAAGATTTGACTGATTTTACTACAAAAATGGATACTGACTTCGATACGTTTAAGACTCAAGTATCTGAAGACGTTGAAAATGTGCAATTCAATTTAAATACCGCAATGGAAGATTTTCAATCCGACTTAATGACAAAAGCTCCTAAAATAGCAGGCACACCAGAGGTATACGGGGCATTCGGTGACGGGATAAAAGACGATACCCTAGCATTACAAGATTGTCTCAACAACAACACAGTAACGGAACTTTCACCAAGAACCTACCGTATCACCAAAAGTTTGAAATTACCTAGAAACCATAGTATAAACGGTAACGGGGCTAGAATCATTGTTAAGGGCGGTTGGACGAATAACACTTTCGGTGCAAGCGTTCCTCAAAACTGTATTTTATGGATAGAGGGTCGTGAGCCAATATTCGAAAGTGAATTAGACATGAAGACAAGTTTTATTCATGACTTGCGTTTACAGGGTGACCCAGCTTTTAATCTATTAGGAATTTATATGGGAACGGTCAATAAAACATTAATTAGTCAACCAACAAGCGTTAATTATTCAGTAGCTGAGTACCATTTTAGCAACATTGCAGTATCCAAACTGAAAGATGGTATCCAGCTAGGAGAGGTTTGGAGCAGTCATTTTGTGAATGTCACGACTTCCAATCTCACGGGTAAAGGTCTTATTGTTAGGGGTCAGGTTGTTAACGTAACCTTTACAGGATGTTCATTTGCTACAAGTAACACAGGTACAAAGGGCATTGAAATTGATGGTGACATTTATTATGGGGGTCAAAAAAGAAGACCCGAGGGATTAAACTTTATCGGTGGTTTGCATGGATGTGCATCATATGGTCTTGACTTTATCACGGGTTTAGCGGTTACTTTTTCAAATATTATTTTAGACTTGAATACGTATGGGATGACCATTGAAGAGGGTGATTTCCTAACCTTTACCGATTGTTGGATAAATGCAATGGATGCCGATGCCGTATCATTCCGTGACAGGGTTAGTAATGTTAATGGAAGCAACGTTACATTTAAAGGGTGTAAGTTTGTTGTTGGTAAGGCGGACAGAAACGCACTGTATGTAGGGTTACGTCAAAACGGTATTATTTTAGACGGTTGTTACATTGATAATAAGATTGAATTCACAGGCGGAAATGCTGGAACGGTCAAAGATTGTATTTGGGTTACTCCCGAAACCGCTGAATATTCAATAAAAATAGGTGCTAATTCGAATATTGTTACAACGAATAACACTTTTAAGGCGAGTGGTTCACCAGTCGTTGTACAAAGATTATAAGGAGGTTGTAAGGATGCCCGCCCTTGAAAAATCAATATTTTATGAGTTTCGAAATGTCTTATCATATAACGCTTTATTCAACTTTATTATCGGAAACCGTGGGGCGGGCAAAACCTACGGTTTCAAAAAATGGGCAATTAATACCTTTTTAAAGACAGGGGCACAATTCATCTATTTGAGAAGGTATAAAACCGAGTTCGATGATTTTAAAAACTTTTTTAACGATATTGCTCATGAATTCCCAGAAGTGGAATTCGAGGTAAAGGGTAAACTATTATACATTGATAAGAAATTAGCTGGTTATGGGGTTGCCCTTTCAACGGCTATGACTAAAAAATCTGTGTCGTATCATTTAGTAGATAAAATTGGTTTTGATGAATTTGTAATCGATAAGGGGCATATTCACTATTTGGCGAATGAGGTTACTATGTTTCTAGAATTTTATGAAACGGTTGCTAGGATGCGAGACAATGTCAGAGTCGCTTTTATTTCGAATGCTGTATCTGTGGTTAACCCTTACTTTTTATACTGGAACATTAAACCACGATCAAATCGAAGATTTACACGATATGGACATATTATAATAGAGTTTGTTAAAAATGAAGATTTCGTACAAGCCAAATATAAAACGAGATTTGGACAGCTTATTAAGGGTACGGCATATGGTGACTATGCGGTTGAGAATGTATTCTTAAAAGATAATAAGAATTTCGTTGAAAAGAAATC